TTCTTATAGCGGTTCATTACATTTTCTAGTTCCTTCTTATCATCAGCAACTCCTGCTGGTGTAGGAAGGTTGTCATCTTGTCTAGTAGCCATATTACATCCTTATAGAGCCAGAGGGTTTACCCATACGGCGATAGCCTACAAAACCCTGCACATCCTCTTCCTGCAATGAGCGTTGACCAGCAAGATTACTTCTGCGTACACGATCACGCTCTTCCTTGCGGGCTTTTTCTTCTGCACGTTCCTTTTCCAGTCTAGCTTTTTCTTCAGCTTTTTGGGCTTCAAGCTCTGGATCAGGAGGTGGGGTAGAACTACCGAATCCCATTTTCTTCTCCTTCTTCTGGTTTTAAGAAGATGTCTTTTCCACCAGATTTACGCAATTCACAATAGAGTTGATAAGGCGTTAATATCCAAGGTTTATTTATTCCACAAATGTGTTTCACAAAACTCACGCAATAAAGCCAACGAGGAAGGTATATAGGGTTCTTTTTGCTTTCTACCTCAAGGCATACGCAATTAAACATAAGGTCAGTAACCAACCAGTCAGCTTCTTGCTCTCTAAGCCACTCAAAATTAAATCTTTGCGTTGCATATTCAAATTTAAACCATGTATCTAGCTCTGGATCAAAGCAAACAGCAAAAACATGCCCAAATCCTTGCCTATGCTTGGTAAATATGCGCCATAAACCAATATTTTGCGCTTCTTTAAAGCAAATTATCCATTTCATAGTGCTCTGGCATGTCCTTTTTGTCCCCTAGAAAGCCTTGATCTGTTTTTCATACGCTCAAATGGGTTACTAGCCCTCTCAACAGTGGTGGGGGAGGGTGCTGAACGACCACCGAGAATCACTCTTCGACCCTCACCGCCCCCTAACATTGCATACTGCAACGCATCGTGTATATGAGAGAACCTATTCTTATTAGGCTTCTCATCATAAGACTCTCTGCCCATGTGATACATACGTTTATACTGATATCCGCCTTCAAATCCAGAAATAAGAGTGGTGCAAGTAGGACTTACAACAAAAGACGGATAACCATCTGTCATACGATTTAGCACAGATTCAACCGATTCAATCCTAACCTGAGTATCATTGGTAGGTGCTGGATATGCTGTAATGCCCGCTGCCCTTAAAATCATAAATGGCGTGTTTTCGGATGTCTGCGCCATCTGATTGCCAGCCGGATCTCCGACAAACTTGAACTCTAGTCCTTCCCAGTTGTTCTTGGCGATTTCTCTTTTGAGAACATCTGCGAATCTTCCAGCTCCCATATCCTGTCCGATGACTTCGTGGAAAATAGACCAACGCCCAAAGGTTGTCTGCTGGGCGAATACTGCCGATGGCGTCCTGCCAAAGTCAATGCCGACGATAACCTCTTTACCCTGTATGGGTTCGATGGGTGACTTCGCAACGTGAGTCTCCTTTCTAAAGGTTGGATAAACAGGCTTGCCATCAAGCAACGCCTGATACTTGTTCAGAACATAAACATTCACCCACATGGAACTCTTACCAAGAATAATCTTGTCGTAATAGTCAGGCTGGATGTTGTCTAGATTCTCTGCCTTGAGATTCTTAACGTAACCAGTAAGATTGCCTTCCTTGTCCTTCTGCTCGATCATAGCCCCTGGCTGCGAGTAGAAAGTCCAATCATCAGGCTTAACCAACAGCATCTTCTCTTCATTAGACATGTACTCAGGAGGAGCAGCTTCACCAGACATAATCGCCCACCAGTGGGTTTCATCAGGTGAGTTGGTATCCATAATCACACCAAACCAAGAAGGGCCGCCATCCCGCATAGACGGAAAGCGACCAACACGCATAGTGCAAGCATCTACAATAGACTTGGGAATCTCTCTGGCTTCGTTGATCCAGACTGCGGTCAACTCAAGAGACAACAGCTTCTTAACATCTTCCTGTTTGTCCAAAGCCAAAAAGATGACTTCGCACTCAACGGCTGTTTTGTCTCCCAGAGCGAAATTGATATTATGTGTATAAGGAGGAGACCACACAAATCTACCAATATCGTCTGAGAACCAGTCACGCCATGTCTTAATAGTCGTTGTCTTCAGCTGTGGGTTAGTGTTTCTGATAACAGCAAACCTAGTACGCCTAACGCCATTAGCATTTGGCTTCTGCGTTACAGCTATACGCATCAGCTCCATGCAAGAGGCCACAGATTTACCGGAACCAACCGGCCCTCTGAGACCTCTTACAAAAGAGCGATCTTTCATAAACGCCTTGGCAACAGGCCCCGGCGGTTTATAATCTAGGTTCATCCAAGAAACCGTCTGGTTGTAGCACCACCAGCTGCGCCACCAGCTGCTAAACGCCTAGCGGCAGAAGACAGACTTGTAGTAGAGCCAGTCACATCAGTAGCAGTAGCGGCTGTTTGCGTAGTTCCAATAGAACCACCGCCATCACCTCCACCAGCAAGCCTTTCAGATGCCTGAACATCTCCTGCACTCATAACGTAGCCAATCCCAGGCTGCGCTCTCTTCCCAGTACCAACTGGATCATAGCTAGATCCACCAGTGTAAACTTCACCCTTACCAAAGGGTGTGTCTCTTGTCTCAACAACACCTTGAATACGACCAATGCTATCGTAAACAGGCGTACCACCAGCATCAATTCCGCTTCTAATCTTACCAGCTGTATATTGCCCAAGTTTATTTAAACCTGTTGCCGCCATACCAATAACAGATGGTAGGTTTTGAACACGCTCAGATATCTGACCTTTGTTAACACGATCATCAAGATCACGAAAAGCACCAGTAGTAGATGTTGTAAACTGATCTACGGAACGATCCATTGACTCGCTAGCAACATCAGATGGAGACATAGCACCATAATTATCACTGCTTCTAGCAGGAGCAGCACCAGCACGCATACTGCCCTTTGCAACACCAGCAGATTGACGACCACCCTTTTCTTGAGCAACAGCTCTTTGGTTCTGTTCTTTCTTGGTTAATCCTACTTGTCCACGAACTTCAGCACCACTTGGGCCTCCGCCTCCTCCGCTTTCGTCACCCATATGATCCTCCTATTGGCTTATTGGGGTAAAAAAATATTTTTAACAGATCGGTTTATTTAAGTCTATTGCGTATGTGTTTTACCTTCTTATGGTTGGCCGTCAGTTTTCAAAGGCCACTTCTGTATAAGCACCATGTCTCAATGGGGCCCCATATCAATCTACATTAAAGTTTATCTGCACCGCTGTACTCGGTCCTCTCGGTGCGTCATTCCTTAATCCAGCACGATCCATCAGATCCCTTGCGGCTTCAAGCCTAACATGTTGTGAGTTACTTTGTAGCAGATCACGCATCGTTGCCATCGCTTGTGTAGCGTCCCATCCCAAAGTCATCATAGCCAGTTCTTGTCTGTATTCGATAACATGCTGTTTGTTAAGTGAATTATATGCCCAAGCCTTGTTCCTACCCAGCTTACCCGCTGCTTCTGTTGGGTTGCAACCATCATGCAAGATCATATGCACCAGATCAGCCTGTGCATCAGTTACTTTATTGTGCGATGTTCTCAGTGTCGGAGAGTGTTTCTCAATGTCTTCCATTGGTACTACACCGCCCTTATATCTTTCTTGCTGTTGTGTATTGGCTTTCGTCATTTCCGTGTCCCATAACTCTTCGGAAGGAGATTATACACACATGCGTTAGAACGCTGTCAATACACTATTTGTATCGCACTGTATTCGTTCATTACTCATGCACCGATTTGCCCTTGGTCGGGCAATGCAAGACAAGCTTGCGAGTCATCAGATTTCCGGGGCGATAAACGACCGCCGTTAGGGCGACCGTTTATCACTCCCTTGAGTTGAGAACACACACACACGAATTTTCAGCGTATCATTAGATGATGACGATCCACAATCTCAAGAGAGTCAATGATCAATATTCTTCGATTAGCTTATTCTCATATTAACGATGTCGCCGTACAGTGGTGCGGCTCATAGTTCTGCGTCAGTTAGTTCTATTCCCAATCGAACAATATTGCCCAGCAAGCTGGCCTTCGGTCATTGACTATCTGTGAGCTTGGATGTCCGTAGGGATCAACGCTGCAATTGTGCATGCGTGTTACATAACATAACGAGGTAATCATGTTACAACTAGATCTTTTCGATACTACAACATCAACAGCTAACCACGAGATCACTATCTCGCCAGCACAACATGAGATCTTGCAGGCTCTTATGTCAGGGGACTTGGATCGGGCAACACAGCTTATTGATCTACAGCATGACACTGACTTAGATCTTCAGTAAGCCAAGTATATAAGGGGTAGGCATAGGGTCTACCCCATAACCTAACGTGAGGAGAATCACATGACTGATACACAACTTACCACAGAGAATCTTGACCGCGTAGCTCGTGCATTGCAGGAGGACGCTAAACCATCACCTGACAAGCAAGCACTCTGGGATGCAGAGTTCAAGCGCAGGATGCACGCTCTGATCGACATGTTCGAGGATGGCCCCGAGGTTATCCTACAGTGCAAGGTTGCTGACCAGTTCACTCGTGTCTTTGAGAAGATTACACACAATGTCACAGCTGCTGGCACACAGGCCAGACGTGAGCTTCGCGACATGAAGCGTGACGATGTTGGCATCGAGATTACTGGCAACAAGGTAGAGGATATGGAGAACAAGATCGAGCTGTTGCGTCAGCAATGGTGGATTACCAACCATGCCTACAAGATCATGCGGCATCAGATTCGCACAGAGGTTATCGGCAAGACTGGTATGAACTGGGGACAGTATATACCCGCTGATGAGATGTCTCGTGTCAAGCGTGTCAACTTCCGCAAGGGTCAGCTCACTATGGAGCAGTATCAAGCCAACAAGCAGGACTTCTGGTCATACGCCAGAGACGCTGGGCTGGTAGAGATGCCCAGAGATGATAGCTTTGCTTCCAATATCTAACACTGCACGAGTGGTGGGGCTGCGGCCCTGCCACTCATTTTTTTGCGTCCGGCAACGCCGTTGAAACGCCTCAGACTGGAGAAGCCAAATGAAAGTTCTATACAAAGCTCAAGTCCATTCAGAAAAAGGATGGCAAGATGTATCTTCACAATGGTTCACAAATTTTCAGACTGCAAAGAGTCTTGTGAAATCCCTAGCAAAGCCAAGATTGAATCATAAAAGGGTCATAAAAAAGATCATAACCACCCCCCACTCTTATCAAATTTCACTTGCTTACACAGATTAACCAACGGAGATTCTAGCCATGATATTTTACATAATCGCTGGCATATTTTCTGCCCTAGCAATACTGTTTTTATTAGCCAAATTCGACTTCAAGAAAGTTCTTTGGCTTGACATCCCAATCGACATCGCCTCTACTATCTTGCTCGTTGCTATGTTTGCTGGCACATTTGCTGGCATGATGGCAGCAGTCATTGGCGGTTGTGTCATCTCGCTAACCTTGCTAACAGCTAAGAAGCTTGTAGGTTACAAAAAGCCAAAGTGGTTTAAATACAAATATCAGTGGGTAGAGATGCCTGCTCGATAATAAGAATTGACACTGTTGCCCAGCTAGCAGGGACGCAATGCAGTGACAGAGGCTAGACGTGATGCCTCACCCTTCAATCATCCTCTAACGCAAAGGAGAATCAGGATGAATTTCGCACAAATCACAGTTTCCGGTAATGTAGGTTCAGCCCCAGAGATTCGGGATGTTAACGGCACTAAGGTCGCTAACTTCTCAGTCGCTGTCAATGAGTCCTACACTAACAAGTCAGGCGAGAAAGTGGAGACTACCCACTGGTATCGCTGTGAGGCTTGGGACGGCAGCAATGGCAAGGGTCTTGTATCCAACGTGATCGAGAAGTATGTCGGTCAGGGTACAACAGTCTTTGTCCAGGGCATGCCTCTCATCGAGGAGTATGAGAAGGATGAGCAGAAG